CGAGAATCCTAGGACTATAAGAGAAGTCATATCTGTCTTTGAGGGGGTAGACGTAACAACCAAGAAGAATCCGATTGATTACGATTAGTTACAAACTGGCGACTATATTCAAATAGGTAATAAAAATTACATCTTCCAATAATTTGTTTAGAACTAGTTTGTAGGTTGTACAGACCCCAGGGCTCCAGTTATTAGCATAGATCCTCCGATGAAAAGAAGTCTGATTCATGATATCAAACTCCCGACTGTCCATAAACCCCTTAAGCGTTTGTGCAGATAAGATTACTAGTAAATCGTTGATCAAATTAATATTTAATCTTAGAAGATTCATGTTATAAAAGCTCCTATGGGATCAGGTAAATCCACCTATCTAATGATAATGCTATATCACATGCATAAACGTCGCATAACCATTGTTTTGCCCTCAAGGAAAAATGCCGACGATATACATAGATCAATTAGTTCTGCCCTGAAGAATATGAAAGAGAATAAAGCTTATTCTGACCTGAAGTTTCCATCAATTGGATATGCTATAGAGGGGAAAATAGTTGAGGGTGACATAATGGTAGTTACACCTTACTACGTATAGAGGTATAAAACCACATATGTAGTATTTGATTAGTTTCAACAACTCAGGGTGTATAACATGGGATATGTCTGTGATAGACAAAACCATAAAGGATTAATTCTGATGAGTGCTACTCCTGATGTCCCATTACTAGGAGCTTTCCAGGAAGCAAGATGCGTCTAAAAGATAATAACTGTAAAATCTACAAGAGAAGGAAGAAGATTTATCGTATGGGGAATACCTGATTATAATGTCAACTTCCTTCCTGAGCATACAACTGTTTTTAGATCCGCTCCAATGACAGATCTTGGTCCGAATAGCCCTCACTATTAATCATTGACTTAAGTAGTGGAAAATACGAAAAGCACTAAAAATGTTGTTCATCCCACCAAAGCCTATGGTTGGTCTCCAAGAACTGTCCAGAGATATTTAATCCTGGATTTCAAAAGAGTATTTGCATCAACTACAAATAATCCTGTTGTAGGATGTTGTGTGGCTACCCTTCCCCCTTAAGTTTAAACTGTCGCCCAAGCGATCGGCAGAGGGGCTAGATCAGATGATTCGTACGCTTTCTGTTTTATAAGAGGGATGGCCTGTTTCACATCAACAAGATTTAGAGCTCCTTAACATAATGATAAATCAGGATACTTCTCTAATTTTGTAGATGCATATAATTCCATGTCTACACCTGCTGTCAGGCTTTCAAAAAATGCACCTGAGCATAAAGGGATAATAAAAATTATAGAGGGAAAGATAAAGATTGGAGGACGCCTAATTCCATTAGCTAACCCACCACCTAGTAAATATCAGTTTTGTTCATCAATTATGTTAGGTAATAAACAGGTGTTTGCGTATAATTACTACTAACAGGCCCTACAGTCACGAACGAGTATACCAGAGCCTGTCGCTCAAGGGGTATTAGACCTCACAACTCAGACGAAAGTGATGGGCAACCTTCTTAATGTCCCTACCGGAACATTCCCTGTTTACAAAATTGGTGCTATGTTTACTAACTATTTCTAAATAGTACTACCTCGATATAATGGAAAAAGGGGTTTGGATCTGAAGATTATAGCTCATAATTTGGCTGGGAAACATCTCTTAACTACAAAAGAAAAACTAAGCTTTAGGTACCTAGATCCAGCTGTGCACTCACTTGTATTAGCCCTCAAACATCACGTAGAGATCATTAAACCTATCCAATTGCAAGCGTAAGACTATGGATTTTACAAAAAGATAAGAGCTATGGATGGCGACGTCGCATATGTCAAAGATATGATAGATCCTCAAGTTATTGTATCATCGGATCCCAATTTACACCAGAG